TTTCACTAACCCCGGTGAGTTATTGGTTTGGTTTGTCCGCCTGGCTTTCAACCAGGCTGCGTCATGATGAGTTAAGATACCTTGAACCAGTATCAGGAGGACTCATTCGATTGAATTCACAAACACAAGACGGAATGCGAGTTTCTGTGAGTGTAGTGGGTTCAAAATCGAGCATGGAAATGTCACAAGGAACGTTTGATGCGTTGGCAACAACTGCCAAGCACAACGCGACTAAGATTACATTAAGTGCCATAGTAGGTTACATAGAGGAGAAGTTAACAGCAAGCGAGAAAAACATCAAAGCAGCACCCGCTTTAGATTATTTCAGAGCGAAGATAGCACACGAGGGAGTGTTCGTCTATCCTGTTAATGAGTCCATCCGTGTTTGTGATTTTGGAGTATCACATCCAGACACGGATTCCAAGCCTTTATTGGTACCTTTTATGTCACCCATAATTCATGGCGCCTTCACCGGACGTAACAATCTGGCGACAGAGCGAGCCGGGATTGAGGGGAGAATAACTGATATACAACATAAGACTACCGTTCAGATGAGTAATTTCACTAAGAAGTGTGTAAAGGAGTTCGCGGAGTTCATGTTCCCACCAGAGCAAGGACCCTGCTTACATCCTGTTGATGAAGATGAGGTAAACGTAAGACAGCCACGACCAACGCAGCAAGCCATAATCAAGCAAGCAGCATGGGAGGCGGTGAAACGTGTAACGAAAACATTCATAAAAGCTGAGGCATATGCAAACCCAAAGGACCCCCGTGTCATCTCAACGATAAACGGTAAGGACAAAGTTGCATATTCACGCTATATGTATGCGTTATCAGACCATCTTAAAACCTATCCATGGTATGCATTTGGTAAATCACCCATTGTGATCGCAGAGAAAGTAACGCAAGTTGCTCAAAGTGCGGGCAATGCGGTGGTAGAATCGGATGTAAGTAGAATGGACGGAAGAAAATCATCGGCAATGCACTACTTAGAAGAAGTTGTGATGAACCACGGATTTGGAAGAGAATACCTAGAAGAGCTACACGAACTGAGGCACTCGCAATACGAGATACCAGGTCGTGGACGCTACGGTACGCGTTTTCAAGTCATGTGGAGTCAGATATCAGGATCACCACATACAAGTGCTTTCAACACCATAGACACAGCATTCACTGTTTACCTAACGTTCAGACGGACTAGGAAAGCGGATGGATTCTTCTATGCCCCAGAGGAAGCATGGGACTCATTGGGAGTATATGGAGGTGACGACGGTTTAACAGCAGATATCAACTGCAACACTTACGAAGCTACTGGATCGATGCTAGGAGCGAAGCTAACACTTGAGCCGATTTTACGATCAGCGAAAGGAAGAGTTTCGTTCTTATCTCGACAATACGGACCCGGAGTTTGGGATGGTGCTCACGACAGCACATGCGACATCCCTCGACAATTGAAGAAGTTCCATACTACAAGAACACTGCCAGATGGTATAACATCATCTGAGAAGTTATTGGAGAAATGTAGAGCCTTTAAATTGTCTGATTCTGTCACGCCAGCCCTAGGACCTTTCGTCACCAAGGTCCTAGAGTTGGGTGAAGGGCAATCAAGCGCAAGAGCAAAGAAGGAAATGAGAATTTGGAACTCAGATTTTGAATCTGATGAACATTATCCAAACAACAATTACGACGGTTGGATGGATGCTTACATTTCAGAGATTTTGCCTGAATTCGACGTGGACCAATTCAATGAATGGATTGCTGGACTTACCGAATTGCAGGACGCGTTGAAACCACCATTATGTATGGTGGTGGAAGACGCTGTCACTAAGCGTGATGTCATCGTAGATGACCAACACTTGATAGCACCGCAAACAGAAAAACCCAACACGAAGGAGAAGAAAGAAACAGCCCAACCAGCTGTCGTACCTCCACAACCAAAGACCTCACCGCAAAAGAGGCGCCTCAAGACTAATAATCTTGGTAAAGGACCGCGAAAACCGTCACAGAAAGGGCTCCCCACCCGGACTGCACGCAATCGTGAAACGGAAGATGTGAAGACGAATAAGCGCGCTGGAAGAACTACCAGCCACATACATATGGACACGGACGCACGATACCCGCGCTGGAATAGTACCAGCCATATGACTAAACCCAAACACGGACGAAAAGGTGATGCCGATCCCGCTAAGAAGCCGGTTCCGCCACTACAAGAATCCAACACACCCGTTAGCCTTGGAGAAACAACTCCAAGCATACCTATACCCAAACTGGTAAGAACGCCACCACACCCATGGTCGCGCCCCAGAAAGAGAGGAAAACGTGTGCGAAAGCAACAACAAACGACTAGAAAGTAGGCTGGTAGCCTACTTTTGAGGGAACAGCGTGGGGCTTGGTAAGCCCCATTCGATATACAAATTTTACAACACAACAACGATAAAACACACTTAAACGCCTACCCGGA